ACAAAGAGGTTACTGGACATAAGATTTCTCAGCAATTCCATTTTCTTAATGACTTATTGATTCTTGAATCTGGATCGTTAGCTGTCTTGGATGAAGTTAGCTTTTTCTTCATACCACTCATACGAGCACAGAAAGACTTTCATCTATTTGCTGATTTAGAACCTGCTTTTAACTTTGATGGTTTAGTAGTTACAGCAGTTTGTAGTTTAGAACCTGGATTTTCACGACGATAAGACTCAACTCCTTTTTTATTCAAACCACCAGAAGGATCTTTTCCTGCTTTTCTTTGCCATGCAGGTGTGGAATCTTCCATAAATTGTTCGAAAGTCTTGCCCTCTTTCATATATGGAGCCATTTTCTTTTCAGAATCTCTGAATTCCTTTTTGGATTCATAACCAGTTGGCTTAGAACCATCTTTAGTGGAAGAACCTCTACCAAGAGCCTTTCTTTTAGAGGATTGACTTAGCTTACCTGGCTTTCCGTATTGCATCTTCAATTTTTCATCTACATACTCAACAGATTCTTGTTTATTAGAAACCATTTTTGGCTTACCGCCTTTACCTTTTCTATCAGCTACTGGATCTTCTTCTCTTTTTCTTCTTACAGCATTTCCAATCTCATCTTTGGACATTTTTGCTGCTTTTTCTTTGGATAAGCATTTGGGCTTTGGTTCTCCTTCTTCCCTAGCACATTTGCCTACTCTTTCACCATCTTCATTATAACGATCCCAGCCGCCGCCACCGACGCCGCCTTTACCACCTTTACCAAACCATTTGCGAAGATCTTCTTTAACTACGCTTTCTGATTGTGTTTTCCAACCACCACCAGCTTTTTTATATTCCTTAGCTGCCCAGCCATTAGCATAGGCACTTGGATATACATCAAACTTAGCTTTTGCTCTGGACTTCATTTTAGACCAGAGTGAAGGATTTGTTGGAACATTCTTTTCTACAAGTGTATCCTCTTTTACAGGAACACAATTTGGAACTTCTCTTCCGTTTTTCTTCTTCATTCCAACTTGTTTATAACCCTTCCAACAGGGATCTTTCTTAGCCATAGTTTTTATAAGAAAAATTGAGGAGACTCAAGACGATTATCGACAGCATAAATGCCGTCCTGTACTATGTTGTCTCCTAATGTTTATTTAGTCGTAATGTTTTTTACCTTTGCGAATATAACCACTTCCTCTTTTGTCATAAAAACGAACACCTTTTTCTCTTGTTTGAGCTCTCAATTTAGAATCTTCATCTTTTCTTTGATTTCTTTTTTTAGCTTCAGATGCAGCTGCTCTAAAGTCATCAAGAGCTTTTCTTTTTTTCTCGCCCGACATGTCTTTCATGTCGATATCGACATTGAACTCTCTACGCTCATTCATAGCGTCATCTCCTAGTGGGTTTTCTACTGAATCTAGAGAACCAACTTCACTTTCATCTTGTTCTAATTCTTCAGGACTTAGCCCGTAGCCACCTTTTTTAGTTTTACATTTCCCATCATGCACTTTTTTGCATTTGGGGCATTTTTCTTTAGCCATAGGACTATGAATCTAATGTGTTATTTATCATTCCAGTTTTTAACATTTTTGCTAATTCTGTAGTAGAACCAACAAATACAGAATTATTAGTTACGTTAGTTTGATTATTTGTAATGTTTTGAGTCTCTAGATCTTTAACCTTTTTCTGTAGGTCTATAAGTTTATCTGTGACATCAGCAACATGCTTTATTAACTGACCGGCAACTTCATAAGAACGAGCGCTATCACCCTCTGTAGCAAGCTCCAGAGCGCCGTTAACAGCTTCTTGACCCTTTTCTACTAAACTATACAATTGAGCTCTTGTGTACTCATAGTCCTTTTTAGAGTCTTCCATTGTGCTAATGCCAGAGGTTCCTTCTAATGAATCCTCATCAGACACATGAATAAGTTCGTGTGTTTTTGGCTTTCTAACAATTTCAGAATCGATGTTTAAAGCGTCATCAATTGAATCAAAATTACTCATATCTATGGGGTATAATCTTCATCCTGAGTAGGACTATAAACTCTTGAATCTGTGTAGAGAATAGTCTGCTCATTAAATCCAAAATCATCACCAGGTTCTGCATCGGGTGGTTCAGGTGTAACGATATAACGTAGCTCTCTTGGAGCATCACGATTAGTATCAGTATGATAATCAACCTGTACCTTACGGATGAGACCATCTCCGGTGTCGTTAATAGCACCGAACATGTAAGTTTTAGCAGTAAAATTCAATGTGTAGATTAGGATTCTTCTAGTTGAGAAGTTTCCTTCATAATCATCACTAAAATTAATTGAATCTAAAACAATTGGAACATCACGCTTTTCACCAATTGAATCAACTAAATCAATAGTTACATTAAATGATGGTTGGAAATATGGTAGAATTTGCTCTACAATTTGTAAAGCATCTTCATTCAATTTACTCATAATGTTTAGTTCAAAACCAACATTATACGGAACTGGAAGATAAACTCTTTTTAATTTAGTTCCGTCATCTAAGGTTTTGAAAGTTTGAGTTGGTTGTGTCTTTCTAGTGCCATCATAAGCAAGAGAATTCATTTCAAAAGACATTCTAGGAAGAGTGCCTTGAACTGATTGGTCCAACTCTTTTTGTTGGGTTAATCTAGCCAAAAACTTTTGAATAGGTCCATAAGCTAAAGGAACACGCATCACATTGATGACGTTTTCGCTTTTATCAATTTTTTGTATCTCGATATCTTTAAACAAATTGCCGAAACCGACAACTGTTCTTTTAATGATTTCGTGATAAAAATAGTCGCCCATTTGGACCTTTTTGAGGCTATACCTAACTATTTAGTATTAGAACTCATCAAAGGGGTCAAATTGATTGAATTCACTACTATCAACTATATCTTTTGCTTCTTCATCTATTTCATCATTTTGAGCATATGCATCTCTAGGATTGGTATCATCATAACGACTTACAGCGAATCTTGCTCCACTTGTTTCCCCTTCAATTATCTCTCCGGGTGTAAAAAATACTTCTTTTTCTTCTGGGTTAAGATTTGTAATGGCAAGTTGTTTTGCTGGCTCATCCCACCCTCTAACTCTTGCTTTTGTTCCTGAGCTCTTACCCACTACTATTTCATTATAAATGAAGTTTCCAGTTCCTTCTACAGCTGGAGCATTAACAATAGCTCTCACACTTCCACGATTAATATCTTTACCTGGATTTGTAACTATAGTTTTAACAATTTTCTTACCATCTGTTAGAGCTAATCCTTCTCCAATAATATCATTTGCATTATTGTAAACAATGATAGGAACATCTTCTGGATATCCAGCACCTTGATTTGTGATTGTAAAATCAACAATACCTAAACTTTCAGAATTAATACCTGCTCTAATCACAGCGCCTCTACCATCCCCAACAGCTTCTACCCTTGGTGCTTCTTTATATCCACTTCCACTATTGAATACTAATAAATTACTTATTGCACCAGAATCGTAATTATTATTTGGTACTGTTATTAAGGCAACAACATTTGGATCTTGACCAATTTCTGGAGGAGTAATTCTAATTTCAGGAGGAGCACTATAACCAGTACCTTCATCAAATAATGTTAATTCACTTATATAACCACTATCCAAACCAACAGTGACTTCTGCTCTACTACTTAATGGAATTAAATCTAATGTGGTAATATAACCTTCATTTTGTATAGTTGAATCTACTTCATCAATAGATGTGTCTAAAACTTCATCCTCATATTCAAATAGTTCACATTGCAATTCATAAGTATAACCTTTACCTAACTGATAGAAAGGCTTTTCATGTTCTACAAATTTAATTTCAAATAATCTTCTACCATATGGAAAATAAACAAGATCACCTTCTCTTGGTCTATGAACTACTGGTAAATCATTATTAGCTGTTAATGAATCCATCAAGAATATCATTCTTGAATTCAAAAATGGTGCGATATAATTTTCATATCTCTCACGAGAAATTGTGAAAGTACAATCGTCTCTTACTTGAATACCAAATTTTGAGAGATAATCTCCTTGTCCGCCATATCCATCATAACTATCAAGATAAGCTTCAATAATAAAATATGAGCGGAATTCAGAGGAAGTCACCTCTCTTAAAATAGTTGCTTCCCTTACAAACTCACGAGGAATATAATAAACATCAATCCCATACATTTTGATCTGTTCATTGACCAGATCTTGCATGAGATTCTGTTCTTGAGTAGAACCATGGAGAAAGAAGGGATTTACAACCATTTTTTTATCCTACAAAATCAAGAGGTGGTAGTTCATATGTATTGGACATCTCTTGCTTGATTTCTTGAAGTTCTTTTACTCCTTCATCATATATTTCTCTACCATTCATTTCAATACCACCAGGCAAACGAGTTCCTCTAAACTTAATTAAATTTTGACCCCATTGCTTTTTAATGAGAGCTACAAAATATTTTTTAACAAATCTATCATTATAGATTCTATTGAATTCTTCTGGATCAAGAGCTCTATAACAATCTATTAGAATAAATTGACCAACTTTGATAGAAGTCCAATTTATATCAAGATATAATCTATCTTGACGAATATTAAATCTAATTCCAGCTTCTGGTGAAAATAAGAAATCAACTGTTTCCCACCAAGATTTAGCAATAGAATATGTAATTAAATCATATCCACCAAACCCATATAGATTTGTAAAAGCTGTATCATAAGGAACAGCTCCATCGGGACCGATTAGGTTTGGATAACCACCCCAAATATAACCACTACCAGTGGCTTCAAATGGAGTTAAAACACGCTCAACACCAATAATATGATCAGGTAGTTGAATATAATTAGAAGTTTCGTGGTAATATGCTGTGGTAATACCAGTAGCTTGTGGATATGTAGAAACTGCAGTATCAATTCCTACATTTCTTAATGATCTTCCTCTATCAATATCAGCTTGAGTAAATGAATACTTTAGATATGTTCTTACAACACCATCATAATGTCTTTCTTGAAAATACTGAATAGTATCATCTAAACAATCATCAAGTTGTTCATCAGCTATATTAATTTCTAAAACAGGGGCACCAAGTTGCCTCAATGCATATTCAGTTAATTCTTGGCGGGAAGAAGGTTTAGCCATCAGAAAAATCCACCGTCAATAGTATCAGTAAATTTAGTATTATTGTCTTCTGGGTCAACTGTTAGAATAACTGTAGAGGTATTAATTTGAAAACCTTCTACGACTTGTGAAAAAACAGTCCCATTCCAAACTGGAACTGCACCAGTTCCAATACCAGAAAAATCAGTATCTGTAAGATTTTCTAAAGAAGATGGAACGCCATTTGAAATAACACGAACGACGTTTCTTTGTCCAATCTGGTCTAATAGATTTGCCATCAGTCTTCCCTCTCGTTATCTTTAGAAGTTGGGATTGTCTGTACCCATTGTGCGCTATCTTCGTCTCTATAGTAGACGTACATACGTCCTGCTTCACTATTCCACCAAAGATTTCCTGGAATAGGATCTTCGGGAGGATTAGGACCAATTGCAACTGGTGGCACAGATGGTTTGAAAATGCCTTGATTCATGTTTATAACTCCTGGATTTACTAAAGCCATTCCTTCAACAACACGATATATTTTGTTGTCGGATTTACTTCTTAAAATAACCTCATAAACATACCTGCCTTCCTTTAGAACAGAAGTCTGTTCAGCAGTTAGAGCTATAACAATTTCTCCACTTTTTGGTTTTGGTATTGATGTTAAAAATTCAACACCAAAAGGTGCTCCTGGATGTTTCCTTAACTGTCCAAAAGCTTGGAATAAAGTTAAGTTAATAGGAGCACTTGTTCCAGCATCATCTAACTTAAAATTTGCTGAAAAATCAGCACCTTGATCAATAGTAATATTTGATACGTAGGCACTCGCCATTATTGAAAGTTAGATTCTCTTACTATTTATTCAATAATTGGTTCACTAATTCTTTAAGTTCATTAATTTCGCTTTTTAAATCTTTCAGCTCTTTTTCTTTATCTAGTGATGCTTTTCGTTTAGCTTTATAAGCTTCATATGATTTTTTATCAGTATTAACTATAGCACCACTTTCGTTTCTATAAAGGTTTTTGTAGCCTTCTACTCTTTTCATCAGCCTAAAGCAATTGTTCTAATTTCCCTGAAAAATGGAGCTCTAGCTTCATTAGTTCCACTCAACATGACTTTAATTTGATAACCAGTAAATTCTGGAAGATTATCAACAGCATATTCATATTCTAGGAATTCATTAAAGTTGCTTGCTCTCACAAATCTATTAGGCAATCCAGTATTTTGTGAAGGATCAATAACCCTATCTCCAATTCCATTTCCAGTTGTATCTACTAGATTTGGATAGCCAGGGAATAACTCCCATGATGGATCAGTTTCGCCTTGAGTATTAGGTCCAAACAATCTATAACATACTCTAAAGTCTGCGCTAGCGTCTCTATAAGCAGTTAAGAAAACATCTAAAGATGTTGATGGATTTTCTAATTCTACCCTATTACTAATGTAAATTGAAGAATGAGGATCTCCAACTACAAGTTTTACTCTTTCATCGCCAGCATAATCAGAGACTGGATTATTCAAAGAGAATCTAGCTAAAATAGCATTCATTTGAGTAGTATCTAAAAC